AGCAAAATTTATTTAATTACGCAAGTTTTCACAAATCAAACGCACTTTTTGACGGAATTTTCAATTTTTCGGAGTTGATTTTTCCGTCATTTTTTTGTGTCGTTGTTTGCAGCCACATATACGCAACCACAACAATTCTTAATTCAATTTTATAGTTTGTTTAGTTTTGGAGAAGTAAGATTTTTGATAGAAGTAATTATATAATACGAAGTTAGTGTTTTGAAAATTAAAAGTTACGCAATCTATATGTATAAAGTTGGATTAACCCTTGCCAAAGGGTATAGTATAGGGTATAATATAAAGCTAAAGATATAGATAAAGATATTTGTAATATATTTCCTTGTTTTATTCAATTTTATTGTTATATATGCACTATGGAGGAAAAGAAAAAGAAAGTTGTTGGCAGACCTTTTGAGGTTGGGAATACTGTTGGCGGTAGGACTAAGGGTTCTATCAATAGGGTAACAAAATTCTCAAGAGAGGTTTTGACTTTAGCTTTAGCGGGTCAGGAGGAGAATATTAGAAATGCCCTAGAAAAATTATCACAAAAAAACCCTGAAGCATATATTAGCGCAGTAGCCAAACTTCTTAATTACGCAATACCTAAATTACAAGCAACAGAGATTAACGCTAATGGTAATGCTAAAATAGAAATTACATTAGATGATTCAATGAGTGTCGAAGAGTTGAAAGCTAAAATGGCTGAGATGGAAGCTGACGATACGGATTACGAAGAGCTATAATGAAAGTAGAGCATAGACAACAACTTCTAAAAGCAATGGAAAAGGCGGTTTGCGAAAAATCGTTCTATGAGTTCTTTGTCAAGGCTTGGGATATAGCAGAACCCGCAGTACCTCTATCAACAAACTTTCATCACAAATACCTTTGCGATATTCTACAAGCAGAAGCAGAAAGAATCAAAAGAGGCGAAAAGAAAGATAAAGACATAATAATAAACATTCCCTTCCGTAGCACAAAGTCGCTGCTTGTAACAGTAATGTTTCCTGCTTGGTGTTGGGCTGTATATCCAAAGATGCGATTTATCACAGCATCATATTCAGCAGAGATTAGTATAGAACACGCCACAAGAAGTAGAGATATTATTCAAAGCGAATGGTATCAATCACATTGGGGTGAAACATACCAAATCAAAAAAGACCAAAACCTAAAAGCAAGATACGAGAATACTTTTCTAGGTGTTCGCAGAGCAACATCAGTAGGAGGCTCTGTTACAGGTCAGGGAGGGGATATAATTTTAGTGGATGACCCTACATCACCAAAAAATGCTGCATCAGAAACAGAAAGAGATAACGCAAACGAATGGTATAAGTCAACACTATACTCACGACTAAACAACCCAATGACGGGTGTTAGGATAATAATTATGCAGAGAGTTCACGAAGATGACCTCAGCGGTTACCTATTATACAATTCACCTGACAAACATAAACATATTTGCATACCTGCTGAAATTTCTGATGACCTTAAGCCAAAACACTTAGAGGAACACTACGAAGATGGGCTTTTTTGGAAAGAAAGGTTTGGTAAAGAAGTTTTGGATGACTATAAGTCAGCACTAGGCTCTTATGGATATGCAGGACAGCTACAACAAAGACCAACACCTGCCGATAGCGGTATGATACAAAAAAATTGGTTCAACATTGATAAAGAAAAAATAGATGGAGATGTGCATTTTGTTATTGACCCTGCATATACCGCAAGTCAAAAGAACGACCCTTCAGCACTTATGGCGTACAAATTCCACGAAAACAAGTGGCAAATAATAGAAGTACAGAATGTAAGGCTAGAATTTCCTGACCTTGTTAAGCATATTGGTAAATTCGTTCACAAAAATGGATATACCAGTCGATCAAAAATATATGTAGAACCAAAAGCTAGTGGAAAATCTATCGTTCAAACGCTTGTAAGAGAAACAGGGTTGAATGTTAAGGAAGATAAGCCGCCGACCAAAGATAAAGTGGCAAGAGTACAAGATATTAGCGCAACAATAGAGAGTGGAAGGGTGTCTTTGCTAAAAGGAGCTTGGAATGATGAGTTTTTACTGCAATGTCAGCAATTTCCCGCTGCAAAGCATGATGATATGGTCGATTGTCTTGTAATGGCTCTAAATAAACATTTTAGGTCAGGAAAAGTGCTATATTTTGGGTAAATAGCTATAAAATTGAAATTTACACAGAAGTTGCGAAACTTTTGGAATAAATATTATGAATTTTGCAAAAATGAAAGGGATAAAATCACTTAACGGTACTCACAGGCGACTTGTGAGCCAACATTTGAAGTTTTTACAAGCTAGGCTGTATAGAATTACAGAACACGACAAAACAGTTGGCAAATTCCTAGATTATCAGGATATATTGGACACAATAGTTCAATACTCCAATGATTTTGAGGATTACACAAAAGATGACAGAAGCACAGAAGAGTGGTTGTATATGATACCAACGCTTTCTCTTTATGCATCATTAGGCTTCCTAGCAGGAATAAAAAATGATAGAATGGAGAGGCTTGTTGATTTTGAGGCTGAAATGGAAAGGTTTGTTAGCTCAACTCTAAATTTAGTCGGAAATTTATCAGATGTTTTGCAAGACATAAAGATTAAGCAAAATATTGAAGAAGAATTAGAAAAAATCAAACAATAATGTTGGTATTAGAAATAAATGGCAAGAAAAAAGAAGTTCCTTGCCAATGGGAAGAAATGACTATTGATTTTTATTGTGGTTTATATCAAATCATAAATAAATACAAGGTTACAGAGGAGCAGAAGAAAGATGATGAAGGTAAAGACCTTGAAAGGTTTTATTTCACACAGGAAACAAAGATGTATAAGGAAATATTCTCTTATATGACTGAAGTTCCTTTAGATGATGTTGAAAAGGCTAATATGGAGGATGTAATGGCTGTAATCAACTCATTGGACAATATAATGGTAGAATACAAGCCAAAAGGCATTGATTCATTTATTTTTGAGGGAGAAAAATATTATTTCCCATTTGAATTTTTGAAAACAAGCACTTTTGGTGAGTATATAGAGGCTAATCAACTTGAGTTAAGCACACAATACCTTAAAAACGGAAGATTTGATATTCTTCCTGAACAAATGGCTATTTTGTGTAAAACAATGGATGAAGAGGTTGACCTAGATAACATAGACGAAAAGGCTAAAAAATTCAAAAATTTGACAATGGACATCGTTTGGGAGTTCAGTTTTTTTTTGAACAAGCGAACAATGAGGTCTCTAGGCGTTATCGCAACCTTTTTAGGGAAGGCAGCACAAAAAGTGTCGCAGTAGCAAAGGCAAGTAAGATTATGAAACCTTACGGGTGGTTAAACACCCTTTATGATATAGCTTTAGATGGCATCTTTACAAGAGATGGACAAGATGCTGTTGAAAGTGTAAAAAGAGAGAAACTATACAAAGTATTGACTTATGTTTCTTGGAAAACAGCTAAAGGTGATTTTGAGTTAGCTGTTAATGAGGAGCAATCAAAAAATATAAAAACTTAATATGGCATTTACTAGATTAAGAGACATAAGGGATAGAATGGAGAGCAAGTGGACTAGCGGTCAGTTCATTTTTGGCTATGAAGATGATATAAACGAAAATCACAATATTGATTATCCTTTATTACTTGTTACACCTCCAACATCTACTTTACCTGCTACGGAGAAAGACCCAATCAATGCTCATATGAAAGAAGAATATGAGTTTGAAGTTATTTTTGCAAAGCCTTACAGAACAAGCTCTTCTAACACGGGCGCTAACGATACCAACTCTAATTTAGATGTTATATATACATTATTAGAGGGTGAAGCTTTTAATTGGCTACAATCATTTTTAGACAGCTATACAAATAAGCAAGTAACGCTAGTTCCTACACCAATTTTAGTTGAAAGAGAAACAAATCAACACAACGACAAAGTTGTTCAAATTCGTATGCAATTTACGGTTGACTGCTTCTCACACGCATTTGCTGCGTTTGACGACCAACTAATTAGAGACCTAAGTCCTTTAATTTGGTTGAGAAGTGATGTCGGCGTAAAAACACAATACTTTGGCGGCAAAGAGGTTGTTAAAGAATGGAAAGACCAAAGTGGTAACGGACACGACTTTGTTCAGTCAATAAGCTCAAAGCAGCCTGAATACAAATATGAGATGTCTGATTCTGTAAATACTGAAAACAGATACCCATTCTTAGATTTTGATGGAACAGATGATTTCTTGCAATGTGAGAACACACTTTTAAATGGAAGCCTTGGTCTTAATGTAAATAACACTATATTCTTTATCACAAAACACAATGATGCAGATTCAGGAACAGGAGCTATTGTTTCTTTGCTTAGGGGTTCTACAAATGAAAGGTTTACATTGTTCGGAAGAAGGTTTGGCTCAAATGATGTAAGGATTGCCTCAATACATACAGATAGCACAGCAAATGGTGCTGATGTTATAAACAACACAGCAAGTGGTTCTGCCGATAGCACAACAATAGCTGTTAGGGCTTTGAAGTTTAATGGTAACACATCAGAGTTTTTTGTAAACGGAACTATGACAAGCTCTGCTACAAATTCAGATTACAACAACGCAACAACTTACAACAGAACTGAACCAATATTTATCGGTGCTGAAGGCAGCGCATCATCTCCTGACCATACCGTTTTAAATGGCTCAATACAAGAAATAATGATTTTTAACTCTTCTTTAACGGAAGCAGCAATATTAGCGATATCAAATTACTTAAACCATAAATACAACATATACTAATGGCAACAATGGAAATAGTTGACCAACCCGTAGAGGAGAGGTTTTACAGCGTATATAGCCCAATAAAATATACAGTAAGGGTTCATGGGTCAATCAGTACCGGTCAAACAGCAACGAATGACGACTATGTAAGTTTGTTTGTTTCTTTTACACCTAAAAATGATGTAACAGACCAATGGCTAGATGGGACATCAGGCAACCTTCCTAATGAAGCTTTTGCAATTAGAGTTCCATTTACCCCATTTCTACACAGTCACCATGTAGGAGCAGTACATAATAATAATTACAGGTATTTTAGTATTGATGTGTCGTCATTGCTTAAAAATTATTTAGGCTACAACCTAAGACCTTGTTCTCATGATGTATTAAACACTAAAATTAAAAGGGATATAACATTAAATCAAATTGCAACCAATTTACACACCTATTATCAAATTGGACTTACTCCTGAATTTATAAATAATAATGGTGAGTTGGAAAGACATACAGCCCTTAGAGAGTTTAGAAATTTAAGAGCATTAAACGCAGCACTTAGCTACGAAGAGGAGATAAATGGTTATATATCAGAACATATACAAAATCAAGCTGATACTTATCCTGCTTTAATTCAACACGCTGCTATTGATGACCTTTATACTCATAAGCCTAATGATGATGAAAACTACTATGGTAAGAAAAAATACCTATCTGTAAAACCAAGATATAGGTACATAGGGGTTGACGAATGTGAATACCTTACTTTTGCTATGAGAAGGGCGCAAAGTGCTGATGGTATTTATGCGGTTATAAAATTTTACGACTTTAATGATAATGTTATAAATAATGGGCTAGTAGGTGGTTTCTACGGTGTAAATATAAATGCCACAGCAAATGGGGATGGCTCAATTATGTCAGGAAACGGTTTATTCACCTATGGTGATGGTGGTAATAGCAACCCTTTTTACGCTGTTGCGCAGATAGGTGTAGGAACAAGAAATATTAAAGAGCTTTCTATTACAAACCCAAGTAAGTTTAGAAATTCACAGCCATTATCTGACTTTTCTAATGTAAAATACTATACCGTATCAACAAATTTGAATGTATCTCCTCATAATCAGATAGGAGAAACTATTAAATACTATATAGACCATGACAGAACAAACTACACAGATAATGTAAGATTTCATTGGCAGAGTAGGTTAGGAGGTATAGATAGCTATACTTTTGATGGTGGCATGACTAGAGGTATAGAAACAAGTTCCTCAACATACGAGCAAACCATATATCCACAGTTTAGGTCTCAGTTGAGTGATAGTGTAAGTCAACAGACTGTAATGATTGGAGACCACGATTTTGCAACTACCGCAACGCAAAATGGTGGTGCTTTTATACCTAGAAGGTCAGGGTTTACTGATGACCAATACCCTGCTATAAGAAAACATCAGGTAGATGCTTTTGGAAATGGAACTGCTGTAAGCAAACCTTTGGATAGGTTAGAGGTGGGTATGGTAGAAGATTTGATGTCTAGCCCAAATGTATGGATTGAAAGAGGTTGGATTGGTAGAGAGTTATTCAAAGAAGATTTTAGCGAATACACATCTGTTTCTGAGGTTTCTAATAATTGGACATTTATTGGTGGTGAGTTAGCAGCTTCTTCAGACAGTTTTGTAACTGATGAAGGTCATATAACAGGAAACAAAGCGCTAAAGGTTGGTGATAATAGCGCAAGTGATAATATTAATATAAGAACAAAACAAATATTCGCTTATAACCCAAACAAGATATATGAGTTTGAAATTAGGTTAAAAGGCGTGGCGGGAGACGACAATCCTTTTTATCTTGGTTTTACGGGGTTGGCAAATGACAAAGTAACACTTATAAATACTCAAGGAAATAATTCAACATCACAACAACACTATGTAGGAGCGAGTGGTGTACAACTTGATGATGATAATTTTTATAAAGTTTTTAGAGGTTATGTAAGCGGTTACATTAGAGAAGGTGGAGATGTTGGGGGTGACAGACCCGACCCAACTAACCACGCTAGAGCATACACAGGCGTAGAATATTTTCAGCCTCAAATTATAATTAATTATTCTGATAGTGGGTCAAATGATGGTGTGGGAACAACAATAATAGATTATATCAAGGTTATGGAATATGAAGCGGGTGAGGACACACACGCTAAGGTTTGGTCATCATTAAATAAACACTACTATGTTCCCGTAGTCGTAAAAGATGGAAGCAAAGATTTATACAATAGTGAAGAGCTTACCACAATGACCGTTGATTATGTTGAAAGTAGAAAAAAACGAGTAATTAGAAACTAATGCCTGAAGTAAAAGTAGAATTAAGAGGTTTTGGAACGGATAGCGATTCAACTGTAGATGATGTTGTTGGTTTTCTTGATATTACCTCAAGCGAAGATTTCCCTCTATCTATTACAATGTCTAACTTTGATGCTAGAAACCTAAAATCAAGGAGTGGCTCTTTTAGTAAAACATTTGATATACCCGCAACTAAAAACAACAATAGAGTTCTAAATAATCTTTGGAAAACAGGCTATGTCAATCAAAGTAAAAATGTTCTAGGAAATATACCCTCTGTTATATATGTTGATAATATTCCTATAATATCAGGTAAACTAAGGGTTACTAAGGTTTCAAGCGACACTATGGTAAAAAGCTACTCATGTAGCTTCATAGGAGACAATGCTGATTGGGCTTCTTCTATCAAAAACAAAGAGATGAAAGACCTTCGTTTCAGCTCAACATCATACGATATATACGCATCTCTAGATCCGTCTGTTGACACATTAGAAAATGGAGGAATAGCTTCTACTTCTCACAACTTCAATTATGATAAGGTTGCAGAGGGTTATGGTAGATTTGTTGGTAATGACTTTCCTATTCAAGATGGTTTGGGAGGTCAGACAGCAACGGATATGGAAAGTTCTACTGTTGGTGATATTGCTGTTGATAATAGAGATAAGATATTTTACCCACCAATTAGTGTAGGACAGAATGTTGATTCAGAAAGAATGTTAACAACACTCGACTATATTCCTTGCTTGTTTGTAAAAAATATTTGGGATAAAATATTTCAATCTGAAGGATATACAGTAGATAGTGAGTTTTGCAATAGTGAATTTTTTAGAAGGCTTGTTGTTCCCTTAAATTTTGAGAAAACAGGCGAAATGATAGATGATAAGCTTGGTAAAATAGAAAGAGATTCATTTACTCAATTAGACGGTTATTTTAATAGCGCATCACAAAACGCAACTAACCCTTTAGCTTTAGCCAATGAGCCAAACAATAGAAGGTTTGGTACTTTGGTTGACACAGGAACATATGGTTTTAGCGTAGGAACTAGGTTTGTTTTTCATGGTGGAGAAATTACTGATGAAGCCACAAACAACACAGGTGTTAGTGATGGAAATGTTAGAAGAGGTACTAGCGGTCTTGGAGACGGGACTGCGGTTGTTACTCAGGGTCAAGGCAGCCAATTAGTTACTGCGGGAATCAATGTAAGACACTTTAGAACTGCAGGAAATTTTTCAGGAACATTTAGTTATCTTTTAAGGGCAGAGCTTTGGAGAGTGCCAAACAATGCGGGTATTCCTTTAGATGACACTACGGGCATATACGAAGCAATAGCAAATGGCTCGAATAATAGTTACGACCATAACGGATATACTATGGTTGATTGGCACGAAGCTCCATTTGACGCCACAGGTAATTTTGACCAAGTAAAATCATTTACTTTAAGTCATTTAGACCAAGATAGTGTTGAAAACCATTACATTGCTTGTGTTTTTGCTAGAGTTACAAATTATCCCACCTTTAACGGTGGTAGTGTAACCTTTGGGTTTGAAGATGGAAGCTTCTTGCAGGTAGAAGGAGTTACTGAGTATGATGTTGGAGAGGATATAGATGATATACACTTTTTGTTGCCAAAAGGAAAGCAGTCAGATTTTGTTGCAGGAATTACTCAAATGTTCAATTTGCAATATTATACGGATGCTATACAAAAAAAAGTATTTGTAGAGCCTTATGATTACTTCTTTGATAAAAGGAAAGATGCTATTGACCTTACAGACAAACTAGATTATTCAAAAGGAATATCTGACGAGTTTATTGATGAAATAAAATCAACTATTATTTTTAAGTATAAAGATGCGTCATCTGATGCTTTTTTGGAAAAGTTTAACAAAAACAATTTTATTGATTGGGGTGCTTACAAAGAGATACACAAAGACGGTGTTTTTCAAGAGGGTGAGTATATTGTGGAAAACAAGTTTTTTAGCCCAACATTTAATTGGATAGAAACTCAAAACCACAACACTAGCGTTGCTACTGAAAGAGCCGCAACAGTTCCTATGTATCACACAAAATATACTGAGCTGTATGCAAATTATAAGGTTGAAAGACCTGAGAAAGAATTTAGCATTGGTAACAGAATATTAGTTTCCTTGCCAAGCCACAGCTCTAACGGAAATAAATTAGCAAACTATCAGCAACACAGAAACACGGGTGTTACTCACAGAAACTCTCTTAGTCAATTATCTAAATTAAAAGACGATACTTTAGCTTCGGGAGAGGGTAAATATCACGCATTTCAAAGAGCAAACTTCATACATTTTGATACGGTAAGAAAAATTTGGGATAATAGTAGTGATTCTTTTGATAGCGGTGAAGAGATAAAACTAAGTATTGGAACTTATAACGGAACAGAGATAAAGATACATCCTAATTTATCTTTTAATAATGTAAAACATATACATAAAAAATATCCGGGCAATATCGGCTTCAAAGAGAAAGATGGTCTTTACAAAAACTTTTACGCTAAAATGATGAATCAGCTCAAGAACAATCCTAAAATTAGAACTGTTTTTGTAAATATGACATACTCTGATTTGTTAAGATTTGATTTTAGAAAATTAGTTTACTTAGATGGTATGTATTACAGAGTAAATAAAATTGTTGACTTCAAACCACATAAAAATGAATCTACAAAAATGGAGTTGGTAGAACATATAGATTTAGGGGTGGGCAGCGTTGACGGAGATATTATGGACTTGTTCACTAATGACTTAAATATATAGTATGGCAAGAAGAGCTAAAAGAAACGAAGAAACTAATATTGATTACTGTTTGTATTGCTTAGTTGATGGTGTATATACTAAAATGGTTTATCAAGAAAAAGATTTTGATGGAAACTATTTTTATAACGAGCTTCGGGTTACCCCTACTAAAAAAGCTAGTAGATTAAAATCATTAACACCTTCTACATCAAGAAAAAGATTAACAGAAACAGTAACAACAACGACTCAAACACCACAAGGGTTGAAGAAAACAACAACTGTTAACACTATAACTCCAAAACTTATTTTGGACTATGCTAATTCTGTTGATGATACTAGCGGTGCAGTAACCTCTTGGGGTTCTTCCGCAGGAGGACACTCTTTTGCTCAATCTTTAGCTAATAACAAGCCCAAGCTAGGCGTTAATAGTGGTGGTGTTAATGGTTATTCTGCAATTTTTTTTCAGCAAGACAGCGTAACAACATCAAATGGTGATTTTCTTAGAATCTCATCAGGTAATGTAACTCTATCAGGAGACTTTACTATATTCATAAATTTTAATCCTAACAACTTAAAGTATATTCGTTTGTTGGGAAACAATGCAAATTCTGATATAGGTGTTTATGTAGATAGCGCAAACACAATTTCTTTTGGTTTAGACACAGGTAAGGTATATAACACAACAAACGAAATTGAAATAAATAAAAACGCTTTGCTTACTATACAGAGAAACGGAACTACTCTTTATGTAAGAAAAGATGGTGTTCAAATAGATACAGCTACGGTTGCTACTGATGATTTTGTTATTGACCAAATAGGAAGAACGGGTGGTAGTGGTTTTACATTAGGTGGATATATACAACACATTTCTGCATATGACGGATATATTACAACATCATTATCAGAAATAGAAAAACAAATTATAAGAACCTCATCACAAGCAACTCTATAATGGCGGTAGATGCAAACATAGTAAGAAAGGTTTTAGCAAAGATTGGGGACAAGCTTGTTTTTCAGCTTAAAACAGAACTTGAGAATCAAGGTCATATTGCAACGGGTAGGCTTCACGATAGTATTGACTACGAAATTCAAACATTGGGTAGAAATACTGTTTTAAGAATAAACGCTGAGGGAGCGCCTTATGCAGCTATTGTTAATGATGGAGCAAAACCACACTTTCCAAATATAGATGCAATAATGGATTGGATGGATGCTCAGGGTATATCGCCTGATGACGGACAAACTAAAAAGCAGGTAGCTTATGCTATTGCAAAAAGAATACAAATAGAAGGTATTCCAACTAAAGGGTCTTTTGAATATTCACACAACGGCAAAAGAAGAGGTTTTGTAAATAGGGTTTTTGGAAGCAATAGAAGGCATATAGAAAGTCAAATAGTTGACGGCGTAGCTGTTCAAATAGAAACATCAATAAGTAACACAATAAGAAGTATAAACAAAGATGGCTAGAAATAAATCTGTAATAGAAATTAGTGTTATAGGACACAAGGAGTTAATTGAAGCACAAAAGGCTGTAACAAAGTATGGTGATGCTTTAAAAAAAGCTAAAGCTAATGTTGTTGACCACAAGAACGCAACAGATGCGGAGGCTCAATCCATTGCTCACGCTGAAACAAACTTAAAGAAAGCTAGGGGAGAATATAGACAGGCGCAAAAAAGCATTAAAGAACTAACCAAAGCAACACAGACAAGTGGAAGCTTTACTATGAAGATGGCTAAGGCTTTTGGTGTTGCTCAACTTGCTGTTGATGGTTTCAAAAAGGTTAGTCAGGCTTTAGCTAATCAAATAACTGATTCTGTTAAAACTTTTGCCGACTTTGATATTCAGATGCAAAAGGTAAAAGCTATTAGTGGTGCTAATAAAGAGGAGTTTGAAAAACTAAAAGAATCTGCACAAGAATTAGGTCGTTCTACATTCTTTACCGCCACACAAGTAGGTGAGCTTCAAATGAACTTCTCTAAGCTAGGTTTTACTGCTTCTGAAACACTTAACGCACAATCTGCCGCTCTTGATATGGCAACCGCAACAGGTGAGGACTTAGCAAGAACAGCAACGGTTATCGGTTCTTCTATTAGAGGTTTTAATCTAGACGCATCTGAAGCAACAAGAGTTGCAGATGTTATGGCTGCGTCTTTTACAAGCTCTGCACTTGACCTAGAGAAGTTCCAAACATCTATGACAAAGGTTGCTCCGATTGCTGAACTTATGGGTGTTAGTATAGAAGAGACAACTGCTATTATGGGTAAGCTATCTGATGCGGGTATCGAAGCGTCTATTGCGGGTACATCTCTTCGTAATATATTCCTTAAGATGGGAGACCCTTCTTCTGACCTTGCTCAAGCTTTAGGTAAAAC